CTACCGCGCCGGAAATTTCTTATACAAGGTGCACACCGCAACGTCGTAAATAATCGCCACCTGCTTTCTGTCCACTCCATTTGCTATCAACCTGCCAGCCTGCGCCCATTGCTCAGGGGTTAACTTCGGACGCCTGCCACCTATGCGTCCCTTCTCCCGGGCTGCCGCCAGTCCTGCCCGGGTGCGTTCCACGATTAACCCCCTCTCCATTTCGGCCAGGGCCGACATGATGTGGAATATGAAACGCCCCATTGGGCTGGAAGTGTCGATGCTATCCGTAAGACTTTTGAAGTGGATGCCGCGCTGCCGGAGTTCGTCCACCAACAGTACCAGGTTCCGCATGCTTCGCCCGAGGCGATCCAGCTTCCACACCACCAGCGTATCGCCCTCATTCAGCGTTCGCAGAAGCTTTTTAAGCGCTGGCCGGTTCGCTACCGTCCCGCTCATTTTTTCCTCAAAAACCTGTTCACATCCTGCGCGTTCGAGAGCTTGTCGCTGAAGATCTGTGTTTTGGTCATTTGTTGACACCCTTACGTAGCCAATTTGCATATTTTTCACCCAATATTTTCTGCAAAAAAATCAGGTGAAGTTATCGGCATGGCTGCCGCAGGGCAATCTATAAAACGTCGGTTTAGACAAAACAGTAAATACCGAAGGAAACCAGTCCATTTCAGGAGAGAAAAACTTCACTGGCCCTTTGAAAATTACCGCAGCATATCCGCAAATTACTTTATGGGCGACTGCCCAGCCAAACGGCACTTATGGTCGGGTAGTTACATTCGGTAGTGAGGGTAACAAAACCTTCATTGCTGCACGGCAATGGGAAGGCGGAAATAACACTTGCGTGACCTATCTGCCCACTTTTAAGGACGGTTATTTCACATTCTGGACAACCTCAAATACGACAGTAACCTCTGACGGAACCATTAAACAGGCTTCTCCCATTGCCAGAATCGTTAAGTCTCAGGGAGAGAACCGGCGTACGGATGTTGAAAATGATGGATTCACATGGTGCGGCTTCCGCCCTCGCGTCCACTACGTTGATATTAATCTGCACTGGGGTCGGTTCGTCATCATCACCATCACCGGCCAGCTCTTTGCGGAGTTTTTCCACTTCCAGCAACCGGCGGTCGATTTCGATCTGCTGGAGACGCTGAGCGAACTCGCTATCCGCCAGGCCAAGCCGTTTCATTACGGCTTCGAACATTCGCTCACGGCTGATAGCGGTTATCTCGACGCCGTTCTTACCGACTTTTACGCCGGAGTAAGCGAGCCGAGAAGTTGCCGGGAGCTTTCGCGTATCAGGGAAATACGGTTGACCAATACCATCGCCGTTACAGCGCGGACAGCCAGGGTTAGCCTCTCTGGTGTGATCGTAGCCATAGCCGCCTACATCGACGGGCTCGCGACTTTTCCGTTCAAGCGCTTCGAGGCGTTTCTCTTCGAACTCCACCATATCGCGCCACTGGTACTGGTGACCGAATCCCCAGCAGTAACGACACGCGCCGCGACGATACTGTGAAAGCTGGTTTGCATCGAAGGTGGCGAGCTGCCAAATCTGCGCGAGGACTTCATCGGCACCGCCAAGCGTGCGCGCAATGGAGGCTTTCTGCTGATGCGCAATGGCCTGCGCAACGTTAGGATTCGTTATGAGCTGACGGCCGTAGTTTGGGTCACTATAACCAGCACGTGCAGCGGCAGCGGTGGCGTTGTTGTCCTTCAGATACTCCGCGACAAATAAGCACTGCTGAGCAGTAAGTCCATCATCATCCACCAGTTCATTTGCGCTTTTATCTTTCTGCGCAGTGCGCATTTTTTTCTGCGCAGGTTTTTGCGCAGAAGTTTTTTTGATATATCGTCGGGCGGTAGCGTAGTTCAGTCCCTGCGCTTCACACCATTCCTTTGGTGATACGCCGGTTGCGGCATGTTCGGACAGGAACCGTTGCTGAAGCTCTCCCCAGTCCGGTTTTGCCATTATTCACTCCAATAAAAAAAGCCACCAGCGAGTGCCAGTGGCTTGAATGTGGTAATCAGAAATGGGTTCTAACCGTTGGGACAAACAATATTAAGCGCTCACCCGCTGGATTAAAGTAGCATCACGCTTCGTCTGGCCGATATGAACTCCTGTATCACTCTACTGACGTATAGAACCAAGCATGACCCATCCTACTGCTACGCGCCAGTCTCGCTGCTTTCAACCAATCAGAGCATCATAAGCCTCGATAATTTCTTTCCTGCTCACGTATCTGTCGGCTGCCACCAATATGGCTCCACTTTCGCCTTTCAGAAAAGTTGAAAAAAAAATCACCACATCCAAACACCTCACCTCATTATTAGCATACAGATAAAGAATCTTGCTCCGATAACTTCGAATTTTCAGCAACTTAGCAGGCTCATCATCAGCAAAAATCAATAGCTGTGCCATAAAATCTCCTTCTACACATAATTCCTTACAAGAGAAGATTGTTAGTCCCATGAACACTCAATCACATTGATGAATCTTTTGCCTGTGATTTACGTTACCTTTAATAGCCCAAAAGTCTTTTTTAACTCATACACCTGAATTCAATTCTGAAAGAAGTGAAAATGGCAGCAAACAAATCACCAGGAGTTTAACTTTATTTAATTAGTTATAGTGCAGAATGCTTAACCCTGTATATAGAGTTCGCTTCTTCGCACTTTTCTTTCAAGTATATGAACCGGGTGGATACTTCACTGTTTGAGCAGTTCGTCACAATGCAGTAACCCTCTACCCACGCCTTTTCATCCTTTTCGGCAAACAAACTTTCGAAAATGGCAACCCAAGTGCTGTTAGGCATGCGTTCCAGTTCAAAATACTTCATTGTCCCTCCCTCACGAAGGGTTCTGTACTCATCCAATCCTAAGATTTTCATACTGCATCTCACGGTCTTTTTAATGTTATTATTTCTAGCATCATATCCAGGCTTTTCCTACCCCAAAATCCATGGGACTCTGCATTTTATCATCATTAGCAACCAGCAGATGAGCTTTGTAATAGATGAAGAATGCGCATAAGAAAGCCATAGCTATTCATGTGACATGCCTGTCCTCAGTATTGGATTTAGGTTACCTCCTGGATAAAAACTTACCCATCAACATTAAAAATACAACGATTCCAACAGGCACTCCAACAATAGGTGTAGCGAACGCGCTTACTCCCACGGCGGCAACCATACCTCCCAAAGTACTAAACATGATGGGTATGATTAACATAATGATAGCCTGGGGTATTCCTGCCTTCCAGAGGAGTAACACCATAATGACAACAAAGAACACCATGAGAAAAGGCATTGTTTGCCCCCTTAATTAAACACACTCTCTATATAACGACCATTTGGAAAATTTATTTAGTTATCTTTCAATTAAGGCCTACTTGCAGTTCGCCTGCCACGCTTTGTTATGCGCCAGGATGTCGCGCTTCGTCTGCCTGTCCAGTACATCCCAGTCGTGCGCTGTGCAGTAGATGGGTTTAACCCAGTCGCAGGACGTATCGGCTACCTCAACCCTTACGGGTCCAGTTGTCCCGCAGCTCGCGATCAACATCGTCGTCAGACATATGGTTAACAGTCTGCTGTACATTGCTGGCCTCTTTCGTTGCTTCTACCCGGCGTTCGGCTGCTGCGACCGTTGCCGCTGCGTTATCTTTGGTGCGCTGCTGGTCGGCTTTCGCTTCAGCTTTGCTGGTGCCGCAAATATGGCCCAGGCCAAAAGCGCCTGCAATGGCGGAAATCACCAGTGCGGCCAGCCCGATTATCGTTTCGATACCCACTCTCACCTCACACCAAAACTGATTTCGCCAGATTAAACAGCGCACGGCGTTTATCCAGCCCGTTGCGGCCGCCATTGATTAACAGTGTCACGCGCTCAATGTCGCCGGAATGAAGAAGGCAACCGCGGGAGGCATAGAACCATGCGGCAGAGCGCGCGGCGTATTCATCCTTTTCAAGCAGCTCCGGATGAGTAACAAGGTCCAGTTTCAACGCCTGGCCACAACTGCGATAGTTGCTCAGGCCGGTAATCTGTTTCAGCCCACGACCGCGATATTTCCAGCCATCACCAGCGACCTGATTGCCAAGGTGTTCTTTTCCCCACTCACCACCGTATACCAGATTGGCGATCGCTTTCTGGTTTGCCGGTTGCGTTGCCGTTCTGCCAAGTGCGGCGGATTGCTGTTGAGTGATGCGGTGGCTGCCGAACGTCGGTACCAGGTTTTCAACCGCGTAATTCAGGTTCTCCACCAGTCGGGTAAATCTGGTGCTTTCATGCCCCATCTGGGCAATAAACATCGCCTGATCAAGCGGTGCGGTTATGCCGTATTCCTTCATAGCGGCGTCGATATGCGGAAACCAGCGTGCAGCTAACCCGGCGCTGATACCAGCCGCCTTCTGAAATTGTGATTGGTTCATTAGTGCCTCAGATGATCAACCAGACGTGCAACGTTGCCTTTGACGGCCACCAGCACGGAAAGGAATATGATATTGGCCGCAATGGTGGCCCATGATGAATGCGGGTAGATCCCACACAGGTACGCCAGCGGTACAGCGCTGTAAGTGACGGTAATCAGCCAGGCTAAACGCGAAATCCATGGCCGATGCCGCGAATCACCACGGCGGTAAAACATCAGAGTAATTACAACTCCGGCGCAGAGCAGCGCGTTGATAGTTGCTGTTGGGTCATTTAGTACCACCTGAACCTCCCCGGCGCGTTATCAGCGCCACCAGCGAGCCGATGTCCTGCTTGTTCAGGAACGTAAGGATTTGAACGGCTAACGCAGAAGCTATTACGGCACCAATAGCATCCAGAGGCTTCTCGGTGTACCCCGTCCAGGATGTGAGTTTTGACCCCAACAACCCCGAACAAAGAATGCCGACGATATACGACACGAAGAAGTAGGCCAGGCGACGTAACACACTCAGGTCAGCTGCTGTCGCTATGTAGAATACTGCGCCTGCAAATGCTCCAAAAACAACACCGTAATCAGTTCCGGTCAATAGACCGTAAACACTTGCTCCAGTCAAAGCTAAACCGGCCAGCCCTGTGCCGGAAAATGGATCGGACATAGGTCTCCCCTCATATAGCTGTGTATCCTCTCAGTAATGAGGGGAATAAAAAAAGCCCGCACGGGAGCGGGCAACGAATGCAGATATTTATTTTTTTCAATTTCAGAACGAAGATTATCGGCAGTCTTGGGAAATACTTTAGACAATAAAAACCCGGCGCGGTGGCCGCGTTGATGATCACTTGTTTACTTTTTCCAATGCAGATTCGTAAGCGTCTTTCTCATCAAATAGAGTCGTTACCGCTAAAACCTTACCAATCTGCTGCTTGAGCGCCTTGACGCCAACCTCAGATAGGAACTGGTGGATCTTGTCTCCGGGTTTTCCGAATTCATCTTTGCTACTTTTAGCAAGGTCAAGAATCTTACCTTCGCTTTTGGCCAAGGGCTTGTAAATTTGCTCAATAGTCAATTTTTTGAATAAGAATGGACGCCCTCGTCCTGGCTTGTTTAATTGATAAATTTTGTACCAAGCCTCATAAAGTTCGTTGGGAAACTCTTTCTCATACTGCCTAGCTTCTTCCCTAACAAATGCTTTGAAGAGATCAATTACTTGCTGTACTTCAGGTTTGAATCCAGCTACAGCGTAAGCAACGTTAGTAATACCAACCTTTGCCGCCGAGTTAACTAAGTCTTGAGCTTGCATAGCTGCATTTAGTCTAGATGCTGGAAGATCGCCACTATCTTTAGCTGCCGTAAGGGCTTTGCAAATATCAATTACTACTGAAATATCATATCTATGTCCGCCAGTAAAAGAACCGAGTACTGCGCCATCGTTCTCCCATTGAAAAATATAAGGATTTTCAATTTTCTCAAGCAAAACTGCGTCTACGTAATCTTGCATATATTGAGCGTTAAGAACTCGGTCGATATCTTTTACTCGCTCCCCAAGACCAATGAGTTTTGCCAGCCCGGTTTTAGTTACCACAGCCGTTTTAGATTCATTGTCTAAAACATAACACTCAGTATCAATGCCAAACTCTTCCATAAAGCTTCCCTTGTGGGTTGCTTTCAGCGGCTTGTCTTTCCATCTTGCTGCCGCTGCTTTTTTGGCAATGTCAGAACGCTGCTCTTTAGTAAGAGACTTCGCCCTAGCAATCCCGCCCTTAGCTTTACCCTTTGGATCTTTCTTATCGTCTGACATATGCAAGCATTTTTCACTATTTTATGCTTGCATAGTCAAGAGTATATAAAAGGCCGCTGGATGGTAGCCTTCAGTAAACTAATGTTGTTGTGCTTAATTGTACGCCATCGAGGATTCGAACCCCGAACCACGGAGATAGAAGCTCCGTGCTCTTTCCAGTTGAGCTAATGGCGGAAAAAAAAGACCAGCATTGGGTTGCTGGTCATGGGTCATGCAGTTGTCTCTGCGAAGCGGGTGTATCCCCCACCCAGCGTTATCAGTATCGAGAGCATTATCAAATGCCATAAAAACTATAGCACTGATGAAAAAATACACTCTGTCAAAGGCCATCAGAAATGACCTTTTGCTCATAACGGGAAGCCAGCTCTCCCGAATGCTTAGTGTCACGCCTAAGCAGGGCATGAAAGCAGGCTTTCCGTTGTGTTTAAAACGAAAAAACCCCGCGGTATTAACCGCAGGGCTTTAAGGATTTCTTGCTGGTCGGAACGAATGAACGGATTCCCAGCGTTAGAGTTGATGCTAGCCGAAAATTCCGCAGACCTCAACACCTTTTTTCTCTGACAATTGAGCTTTATAGAAAATCAGCCTACATCGTAACTGACTTTAAGGCGCTGTCTGCATAACCTTCTTGCCTGTGGCATTCTTCCACCAGCAATTCAAACAGCGGTTGCAGCTGACCGTAAGCGGTGGTTTTTTTTACATCCCATACGGTGCGGACGCCCTCCAGCACATTGGAAAATTTTAGCCGGGCGTAACCTCTCCCCGTGCAACGGTCACACACCTTCATGACCGGCACGCCCTGTTCCTCTGTCTTTTTCTTAGCGGTAAATGCGAAGGCGCTGCCAGCGCGCGCGTAGTACCTCAAGCGTTTCTGGCTTCATGTGGCCTCCCCGATGATAATTTGCCCGGTTTCTCCCCAGATTTTGGTAACCCGCCCGTCCCAGACATGGCTATCCTCGTCAAACACTGCATCCAGCAGAGCTTTTTCCAGATTGTCTTTGTCCGGCTTTTGTTGATGAGGCTGGCCGACATATTGCGCCCGCTTCGTCTTACTCCAGCTCTTTGGCATGGGGATAACGAACGTGACGTGATATCCGGAATCTGGCAGGCGGATCCCCAGCAACCGGACCTGTTCTTTGTATGCCCAGTAAGCTGCTGTTGCTGGCCGTTTATGCCATCGGTCGCGCTGAGTCATTCGGGGTTTGCCGATCGGCGTAATTTCGTAAATTTTCATGCGGGCACCACCAGCCCGCGGCGGGCAACTTCAATCACTGTCAAAACAATCGCGCGGTCCATAAGCTGCCGACGCTCCTCCCTGTTCAGCTTATTCCCGTTATCAATGCTGTCATGACAGCAAACGCAGAGCGCAGCTGTCGCACAGTCATCGGTTTTTAATCCCATGCCTTTCCCTTCGTTCCGGTGTGCCACCTGCGTCCCCCATGCTCCGCAAAGAACACAATGCTCGATCTGCCCGACGGCGGCGAGCCATTTTTTGCTGCGATAAATAGCCACGCTCACCCCCATATCCGGTTTTGCCACCGGCGATTTATACGCGGTGGTTTCTTGCCTTCAGGCAGCCGGGCGCTGACGGTCCAGGTGAGATAATCTGAGTTCAGGTTGCGCTCCACCTTCACGCCGCGGCGCTGGTATTCCGCCATGAGTTCTTCGGCCTGCTGGGTTGTGCAATCGGTATGATGGAACCAGGTCTTCTTCATCCCCGCCACCCCGCGAAGCTCATGAGTTGCGCAGCGGCGTTCTCCGCCTCTCGCTGGTTCCTGAATGCTTTGGATAATATCCAGCGCCAGAGGACATCAAGCGCGGCCTTGTACAGCTGCTGGAACTCAATTTCGTCCATGTTCGCGAATGAGATGCTGCGAGGATGTTTCTGAAGTGTGCCATCCGGAAGTTTGATAGCGTCGTAATGCCCGGCCTGAATAGTCACCCAGGCGCGGTATGCATCGAAGGATTTACAGAGGCTGATCCCGTTTGTTACGCGGCGGCTCGCAACCTGCTCAAGATAGTGCTCAGCGGCATCGAGCAGTGCGCTTTCGTTTCCGCCATAGGAAGCCAGGAATTTAGCGTAGCCGGTAACCAGCTTGCGCTCGTTGGCGGAGATTGCGCCGCCGGTAGGCTCCCAGTATTCGAAGCCCAGATTCAGCAGAGCGAAGAAGCGGCGATGAAACGCAGGATTGCGTACCTGTTTGAAGTCGGCCACCAGCACGGCGCCGAGCTTGATTTTTGATTGCAGCAAATCGCTGGTCTCCGGCGTAGCCGGGATCAGGATCCCTGAGGACTGCTTAATGAGTTGTAACTGCGCCATGGTGTTCACTCCGTGGCGCATCGCGGTCAGGTTGCTGGTTGTTCAGGCCAGCTCAAGAATTATGATTGCGTACGTAGTGACAAGTCAATTTTTAGAAGCCATTTCCCTTACAACTTCCATAATGGTTTCTTTGGACCAGTAACGATCATCCCTACTTAGTTTTCTGTGAGTTATGGAGCTATCTTTGGTGGAAATTATATAGCGCTCTTCCGCCCCCAACTTGAAGGACAGCAACTCCCTTCCTTTCCCATCGGTTATGGTCACTCGCAGATCTGACTGAACTACACCCTCCACGGAATCCCCCTGAGCGACATACAGACGCGATTAGAAATTGTCGGCAGCAGCATCAAAGGGATTCGCAAATTGCGGTATTCTGAAAATGCGCGCTACCCCTGAGTACACCCTTAATAGAACCAGTCGTCTGCACTTTCCCAGGTTTCCTGAAGGATACCTTCAACCGTCTTCTTCGCTTCCTTTGCCCCACCATAAACGCTTAACCCATCCGAACCAGCACGACGAACAACCAGACTGCAATCCTCGAACTGATTCCGGAGCCGTTTTAGCAGTTCTTTTTCCAGCGCTGGCATTGCTCCATCAGGAAGTTTCTTTGTGCGATCAATGGTTAACTCAACTTTCATGGTGGCCTCCTTTGCATATACTGTGTTTTTATACAGTAACCCGCAAACTCAGAATGATCAACCTGTTAAGAGCACAAAATGTTAAAAGCATAAACTTTTAGACATAAAAAAACCTGCCGAATAAGGCAGGTTATTTGTTGCTTTTACATACGTTGCTTAATAGCACTGGAATATGGTGTTGAACTTTGACTCTGTATTATAGGTTCCGTAAAACCCAGCCATCTTTCCTATTCCCTTGCTATACATCATGCTCCCTGAATAGCCAATAATCATATTTTCTTTCGCAATATTCAGTATAGGACTATGGAAAACCTCACCGTTTCCAAAATTTTCAAACATAATATCGAAACGATTACCGTAATCAATAATCACAGTCCCTGATGGAGACTGGCTATCAAGTTTTGCTTCTTTATAATTCGTGATGCTGCATTTTTTTGTGGCAGCACCAGCCTGATTATTGGCCGGATTGTTGAAATTGGTAGCAACTGGAGATTCTACATATCTTGTTTGTTCTTTAATCACGCAACCTGATAACACTGGAAGCACCATGCCCAGAAGAAGGAATTTTTTCACGATTAGTCCTTTGATATATTTCTGACAAGATTATTCCTCAGCAGAGTGTCGAGAAAAAGCTGAAGCCTAATAATTAGGATTTTCCTCAGATAGGATAGCAATATTAACCACAATACGATATCGCTTGTCATCAGGCCGCCAACTCTCTTGGCACACAAAGATCAGGAAGATTCGCCCTCACCAGCGCCTCAGCGAATGGCGGAGGCACAGCATTGCCGCAACGGATTAATGAGAAAGAAAAAAACCGCCGAAGCGGGTTTGCTTTGCGTCACTAATGAACTTCTCTTACAGCGAATCACGAGCGAAGCATTCTCGCGCACGTTGCGTTGCTAAGGCTACGGGGTTGAATGGCTCTCCGTGCCCATTTAAGTTGGTAAGCGGTGTTTTGTTGAACGGTTTTTGAGACGAAGATAGAATCAAACAAAACATTAAAAATGGAATATTAATTATGGATAAGAAAACCGCATCGCTGGGCTTTTCTGCTCTGTTTGTTGCGAGTGTCGCTTTTGCTGAAACTACAAGTAACTGGGTTGAGGTTACCACAGCTGATGATGGCGTTTTTTCAGCAAAAGCAGGGACATACAGGAATGTTAAAGGTGATTCATCTGCCTTGTTCATGTATCAAACAAAAAATAAAAAAGTAGAGTATTACAAAGTTAGTATTAAAGATGCCGACTGCGATAGTGGATATGGAGAGTTAAAACTCTTCTATATGGATGGGAAGTTAGCTTTCAAAGGTGATTATGTTGCCGAAGGGAACAGCGTCGGCGCTGGTATTGGTGATTTTATGTGTGCCGTTAGAGGTGCTGCTAACTCACAAAAACGTTAAAGGAGGGGGCTATTGTTAAAACAATAGCTCATAATCCATATCAGAAAAATACTGATTCCGCCATTTCTGGATAAAACCCTTTACGCTCCGGCCATAGAGAATTACTTCTGTGCTCTGCTGGGGATTTAGCCATCATTCAACCTGCTGTTGCGGCGGCAACTCATCACGATTATTTACAGGTTGGCTACCCTGAAGATTGGCGGCGCGGCAGGCATTCCAGCCGCAACGAAAAGTGACATCAAAGTTGTCCTCTTCCATGAACCTACACTTGTACTCTTCGCGTGTCAGCTCACCAGGAACAGATACCTGCGCTGGCGGGGCGGAGTAAATACTCGTCCTCAATGCCCTCAACGGGTTTTGAGAAGCCGATAAAATTACCGTTATGCCAAGGTTAAGGGCCGTATGGCTCAACGGTCACACGACGCCAGCAAAGAATGGCAGTCCCCGCTTCGAGCGATTCCAGCGCTAACTTCATCACAGCAAGCGCCCGCATCTTCGTTTACGATGCCAGGCGTTGCATCGCGCTCTTCTTCAAGCTCCGAAATGGTCTTCAGGAGCTATTCTTTTAGGGTATTGCTCATGATGCTGCTCCTTTGCGAAGTTGGGCGGCGAACTCGCGGGCATCATCACCGCTGATATCTGCATGCATCTCTTTGGCGAACATCTCCACTGCTTGCGCCCGAACTTCAGCTAGGAAAGTGTCGGTGGCCGGGGTTTCTCTACGTTGCATTACGACATTTATCGCCTGCTGTAAGCCCACATCAGGCCTCATGGAGCCGTGCGTGTTGAATGCGTCCAAAGCCAACAGCATTGTTTCGCTGTCAGTTGCCGGGACTTTTTTCAGCCCCGCATTCTCCGCAGCCAGCGCAGCGAGCTTGGCTTCTGACTCGGCAAGTTTCTTACGCAAACCAAGTTCACAGCTATGCGCACCGCTGCGCCCCCTCTCAAAGGAGAATCCGCAGTCACAATAAAAAACGTTGTCTTTCTCGGTAATCATGCTGCCGCCTTGCTGTGTGAAAAACGTTTCAGGTCAAAGTCGATTGTTGCTCGCAGGTCACGGAAAATACCGCAGCGTCCATGGCGAACCAGGCCACCCTGCTCCACCGCTACGCGGAGATATTTCTCCGCCGTGGTCCGGTGCAGGCCGAACATCGCAACGACGTCATTCGTGGTGATGCGCCCCTCCTCCTTCACCAATTCGATAATTCGGTTGATGATCAGGGCACGTTCTTTGTCGGTTTTCTTTCTGGCCATCGGTTATTCCCTCCCTGTCAGCTGCTGCACGAGATTTCTGTGGCGACCAATAACACGAACCGCGTCACGCAGTTTGGTCAGCTGATCCAGCTTGTTTCTGGTGCGGCGGATTTCGCGAGAAATGTCCCGCACCGCTGGTACCGCTTCTACTGCGGCGCACCCTTCGGTGAACGAGGGGATTTCACTCACGATCAGTTCGACCGGTTTTGCTTCTTCCGGCGCGGCAGGTGCCTCCGGTATCGTAACTGCTGAGCAGCAGGCTCCAAACACTATCTCTGCCAGCAACTCAATTTTCAATGTTCAGGCACTGGGTCAGTTGCAGGCTTTCGCCGGGCTGATGGCCCAGTCTGTCGTTACAGTACCGGCACACCTGGCAGGAAAGCCTGCGGATTGCATGGCGATTGTTATGCAAGCCATGCAGTGGGGCATGAACCCTTACGCGGTGGCGCAAAAAACTCACCTGGTCAACGGCCAGTTGGGTTACGAAGCGCAGCTTGTTAACGCCGTAATTACCAGTTCCAGTGCCATTCATGGCCGTTTTCATTATCGCTACGGCGGCGACTGGGAACGTTGCACCAAAACCAAAGAAGTGACCCGTGAAAAAATGGGTAAGAACGGTAAGTACACTGTTGCCGAACGCGTTCGCGACTGGACTGATGAAGACGAAGAAGGTCTCTATGTTCAAGTCGGAGCAATTCTTCGTGGTGAAAGTGAAATCACCTGGGATAAACCTCTTTACCTGTCGCAGGTGGTTACACGAAATTCGCCACTGTGGGTTTCAAAGCCCGACCAGCAAATAGCCTATCTCGGCGTGAAATATTGGGCGCGCTTGTACTGCCCACACGTGATCCTAGGCGTTTACACGCCTGATGAGATTGAGCAGCCCACCGAAAGGGAAATTAACCCGGCACCGGTTCAGAAAATGAGCCTGGCTGATATCAAAGGTGAAAATGTAGTAAACACGCAGGATCCTCAGGAGCCATCTGTAAATATCGACACCCTGGCCCAGGATTTCCGCGACCGCATTGAGGCCGCTCAGGATGTGGATAGCGCCAAAGCGGTCCGTGCAGACATCGAAACGGCTAAAGCGACGCTTGGATCCGCACTGTTCACCGAGCTGAAAAACAAAGCCGTTAAGCGATACTACCTGGTCGATGCACGTAACAAGGTGGAAGCGGCGATCAACTCCCTACCTTCTCCAGAAGAACCTGACGCGGCAGAACGATTCGCGGAAGCCGAGCGCGTGCTGGCATCTTCAAAGCGTCACCTGGGCGACGAACTGCACGATCAGTTCAGCATCACACTGGCGGATATGAAACCGGAATACGTGAACTAAGGGAGGCGGGAGGGTTCGCCCTCCCGGTAACGATATGAGCAAATCATTAAATACACGCTGTATCCGCCGCTGGGAAGTTGAGTTCAAAGGGCTTTGTGATTCAAAGGTGAGTCCGTGGTGGCGTAAGCGCGATCTCCACGGCTATATCCGTGAATGCGCCCTTACAACTGCTGACTGCATGGTTGAGAACCTGGCCTATAACAACGCAATGCATGATTTTTTTGCTGAAAACGGTGATGACCGTGGCTGGTCTCCAGAGTTCTCGGTTTGGTACGACAGCAGCCGTCGTGAGCAGTATAGGAAAGAAGCACTCAGCTACCTCAATGAAGAGGCCAGCAACGACGAGATCGACGAAGAGATTCAGAACGAGCTGGAGGCCTGGTATGACTGAGCGCGGAATGATTTTTAACAGTGAAATGGTGCGCGCCATCCTCGACGGCCGAAAGATACAGACGCGCAGGATTATTAAGGACTGCACGGTCGGAAGAGACCCAATTTCAAAATTCATTCAGATCGGGAAGAAGTTTATCGGCTGTTACCCGGAAGATGTTCCCGAACTAATCAGGGAGTGCTGCCCGTACGGAGTACCAGGCGATCGCATATGGGTGCGGGAGACCTTCCAGGGGCCTCTCTTTGATTTCGAGCAAATGGAAGCCTATCAGGAAGATTCTTCGAAATTCAAAAAGCCAGAATTTTGTGTCTACAAAGCTGATGGAAAGCGAGCTCCTGAGTTTTTTGACGCTGACGACAATCTGCATTGTGGCTGGCGCCCGTCAATACACATGCCGCGCTGGGCGTCCCGCATCACGCTGGAGATTACCGGCGTTCGGGTCGAGCAGCTGAACGATATCAGTGAGGAAGACGCACGTTCGGAGGGAATTTCTGGCTCCTCGGTCCGTGACGTAAAAGAGGCTTACGCAGCGTTATGGCGGTCTATCTACGGTTCTGACAGCTGGCGCGCTAACCCATGGGTCTGGGTGATCAAGTTTAAGCGTATCGAAGGAGATGGCCATGCGACTGATTAACCGTGGCAATCAGCAGTCCCCGCTCGCTCGTCAGGCATGCGAAATCGCGCTGGCTGCCCACCAGCAAAGATACGGCGAATATGGGCGCAGCAAGATGAAAGAGACGTATACGGTGAAGGTTGAAGGCGTAAAGGTCTGGGTCGAGGTAGTGAACCGCAAGGCGAGCTATGTGGCCACGGCAATGACAGGCATGCGCCGCTTGCGTGCCCTTCCCGGCCAGTCGTCCTGATAAAGAATTATCAAACGGCCCCGGTTGGGGCCCTTGGAGAACGAAGATGAGCAAAGCAACGAATAAATTTGAGCTGATGAGCACCAAAGATATCTGCGGCCAATTGTGTATTTCCCCGCGTACGCTCGAACGCTACAGGAAAAGAGCCCCAAACGAGAATCCTTTCCCTGAGCCGGATTGCGCTTACATGGGCGGCCCCAATAAATGGTTAAAAACCAAAGTCACCGCCTGGCAAATCAGAGAGATGTCCAGGGCTACCCGCAAGCCGATGTCTCACCTGAATTTAGTTAGGGATGAATTAGGAAAACTGCGTCGGCCTGAGAACTTTTGAAAATTCGATAAACTGCTGAGCTGATTGATAAGCATAAAAAAACCGATTGAGTCAATCGGCTTTCAGCGGTTTCAAATTTTAAATATTTTTGACCCTGAACTCTTGGGCTTGGCGGGTCCACTCTGCGACTTGTTGCTTGTCTTCAATCAACGCGTGAGCTTTGTCGTTGCAGTAGTCAATGACATAGAAGTGATGGTCCTTATCTCTGTCAATAAAGTAAGAATAGACAACGTAACTATCGCTTGTTGAAGCCCACTGAACTAGAAGCCCATCACCATCTTCCCAGCAACAACCTTCCTGCCAGATATGAACATGATGTAGTTCTTCACCCCTAGCCTCAACCGGACGCTCCATGAGCTTGTCACGTCCAATAGTTTCTATGTGAGCAGGATGAGCTAGTTGAATTTGGATGGGAGGAGCGGGAACGTCATCATAATCGATGCATTCCCGCTTATACTCTTCGAATTCTTGTATAGGGAGCTCAGTGATTGGAAACTGAGTAATAACTTCGATTAGCGCTTGGGAGCGACTTATTTTGAAGCCCATGCAATACGCTTCTCGTCCATTTTATCAGCCAGCATGGCAGAAGCTGCACTCAGACGCGCCTTATACTCAGCTGAGCGACGCACAGTCTGGCGCGGCTTATCACTGGTTCTAATTTCGCGTTTTTGTGTCATACCATCCTCCATATCACTCTTTAGTGATGTAGAGTCAGTTTATAACCACAGTTATACGGGGTCAACCTCATACTGTCTTAAGATGTCTTAAGTTGTCCTATTATGCCCCGATTTGTTCACCCAACCTGACGCGGCGTGAACTCCAGAATGTCGGGCTCGACGATGCTCATAAGTCGGGCCCACCACTTACCATATGCCACTCTCATTTCCTCAACATAGGTGTGCTTGTCGTACACCGACCAAACACCAGGCAGTTTGTGCCCGAGCATTATCTCAGCGATATGCGGCTCGGTTAGCTCTGAGAAGTTCGTTCGCGCAGTCCTGCGCAGATCATGAATAGTAAAGTGTGGGACCTGCTCGTTATAAGCCTTGAGCATGAACTTAACCAGGTTGCTGCTGATGCTCATATGGAATCCTTCACTCATCGGCTTGTCTTCATATTTTGAAAAAACAAAGCGTCCTGGCGCCAGCTCAATGGCCCGTTTTATCAGCGGGAGCATTTCCGGGATAATAGGTCGAATTATCGGTTTCTTTGTCTTCCGCCCTGTCTTGTGGTTTTCCCATGGAACAGTCCAGATCCCTTCTTCAAAATCAAAGTGTGCGACTTCAGCCTGCCGGAGTTCGCCGACCCTGCATGCCCATATCAGAGACAATTTATAGAGGATCTTGTTTCGCTCAATGAGGCGGGAATCCTCAATGGCTCGCCAGACAATCGCCAGTTCTTTACGGTCCAGGGTTCGCTCACCCATTTGTTTCTGGATGCCGAAATCACGCCCAGACATTTCTGACAGCGGGTTAACTTCCAGCAGCTGCCGTTTCACTGCCCAGGAATAACACTGTCGGCCGTTGCTGATTACGCGCCGGGTGATCTCGCTGTAACCCTGGGCCAATCTGTCCAGGACAGTGAGCCAGTTGTGTAGCGTGAGCTGATGCGCAGGGTATTTCCCGAGCTTGGGGAAAACGTGCAGTTCAAACGAGCGGAGGACCTGCCCGGCTGACTCTTTCTGAATGCAGACCATAGAGTGCCATTCACGGAACAGCTCTTCGAAGGTGTACTGGCTATTAATCTTGGCTTTGTCGAGGCTTTGCCTGATCCTTGGGTTTTCACCACGGGCAAGAATAGCGGCCCACTTAGCCACTTCATCGCGCGCAGCCTTTAAACCGAACTCCGGATAGCTGCCGATCGTCATCTTGTCTTGTTTGCCCAGGAAGCGGAATCGGTAGAAAAAAGTAACGGCCCCCTTTTTGGAGATGCGTACCCACAGACCATCACGGTCTGCCTTTTCTTCAACTTTGTCTCGTTCGCGCCCAAGGCACGACTTTAGATAACTATCTGAAATAGCCAT